GTGGGCTTTTACCTGAGCCAGAGTCTCACGCGCATATGCCTTATACGCCTTCTCGATATCGGTAAAGTCGCCCTTCGCCACATCCGCAGCGATCTTAGCCGGGGAGACCTTCATCGCGTCAAGACGCTGTAAGACGTTCTGGAAGAGATTCGCATCCTGCTCCAGAAACGTTCCCTTCGCGACTTCGGACACCTTCGACTGCAGCGACTGGCTAATCTTCTGATTCTGCTCGTTCACATAAGCTTGCTGAGCCTGTTCAGTCCGCTGCTGCTCGACCGTGCGCATCTGCTTGACTTCGTCCTGGAGAGCCTTGAGAGCCGGATCAACCTGTACTTCTGGAGCGCCTTCGCCCCCAAACTTCTTACCGGTAATCTGCTCTATGTAGCTTATCGCCTCTGGAATGATAGAGTTGAATCTCTCCGGATTGCTTCCGCGTAATCCCTCGAACAATGTCGCCACATGCGCATCACCGGCGCTCACTTTCCAGATCTCATCGGCGGCGCGGACAGCCTGCGCGACGTCGGCGGGCTCCTTCACCCAATCCGAGATGCCGAGAGCTTCCTTGAATGCCTCTGGTACCTGACCGGCGTCGACCGGCGGCACAACCGGAGCATTCGGATCTGCAGCCTTCTCTTCTTCCGCGAAGAGCTTCTCCAGTTCGCCGTATTCATCGACTTCAGCAGATTCCGTAGCGGGGTCGGCCTCCCCGGCTGGCTTCTCGAATGGAAGAGTATCTGTTGCGGAGGTTTCTGCGGGAGATGTTGCGGTTTCAGGAGCGGAGAGGTCTGCGGTGGAACCAGCATCAGTTACGATTTCATCGGCCATTGAAAACTCCTCTTACTCGCGCCTACCGTGCGGTGCTCCGCAAATCAGAAGGCTTCGGTATAAGAGGAGTTTACCAGACTATGCAGTTGGTTCTTCAACCTTTTCTTCATCGGAATGAGGCATTGGAGGTTCTGGGTCAGTTCCACCTAGATCCGATTCGATTACTGGTGGCAGGGGTTCTACTGGAGCTGGATGTGCAACCGGTACTTCAGCGACCACTTCATATTTGTCATCGAAGTCAGCCTTCTTTACCACTTCGAAGGTAGATGGATCGGTGCCATGCATGAAGATGTAATCGCCTTTCTTGGCTTCCTGCTGTCCCTTTGCACCCATAACCGTCAGAGGCGACGGCCCGGGATGACAAATGGCATTGATTTCGGTTACTTTAGCGCGAACTTTCATCGATCCTCCTAGTTTCCTGAGAAAATGAAGCGCCAGATACCACCGGAAACATTAGTGGCAGCGGTAACTTCCGTTCCGGTAGCCGCGACGGTAAGCATGAACTTCAGATTGGTAATAACTCCACCGGAATATGTCTCAATCAAGACAGGAGTCCATACCGTAGAAGCAGCCAGCGTAGGACGGCATTCAACAACCATCTTGAGCTGATTTGCGGGAAGTCCAAGCTTAGTTACATCGATAGATGGCCCACCCGTTGTATAAGATGTTTCTCCGGTGATGTCAACCTGGGAGAAATACTGGCCCCCGGGAACCGTTTTTCTGCTGAATGTATAAGTTGCTAGAGCCATTTGTATTTCTCCTTTTAGACCGGACTTTATCGGTTATCGAACAACCGCTAGTCAAACTATATCAGCAGGCAAAGAAAAAGCCTCCCGCAAAGGAGGCTTGATCTATAAGAAATGATTAGCTAGTCTGCGTGATAACAAATCCAACAAATGCACCGGTCGAAGCAGAAAGAAACGGAACTGGAATTGTATTAGATACCACGGATCCATTTACGGTAGCAGAAATCGTGAGATTGAATGATGTCCCAGCAAGAGTTGGGTCTGAAGCTGCCACTACTGATGCGGTAAGACCATCTGGGGATGATGTTACCGTAGCATTTGATGTATCCGATGTCCATGTTGGATTGGCGGTTCCTGCAGGAACTGGTACTTCGTTCCCATTAGCATCCACGGGAATAGCTAAAAATGTTCCTGTTTGACCGACTACGATTCCGGTTACTGGTCCTTGAACTGGCATGGGAGATTCTCCTATTTGTCTGATGATGAAGGCAACTGCCTTCTGTGGACGTAGGCTATCGCGGATTTGTTTCAACAGAATTACGACATCTTCGAGCAGTTCCTCGACAGGATCTATGTGATGGTGGCGATGGAAGAAACTCATGAGGTCTATGATGCCAGAAATCATCCGATCGGTGCGGCCTTGTCGACATTATTTGCGACGCCGTTTCCTTCAGAGACTGCGGCCTGCTGAGTGTTGCCGAGTGATGCTGTTTTGCCAGGAGTCTTGCTGAGAACCTGCCCCGGTGATCCCTTTGGATTCGCACCGGCTGCGGCCAGCGCTGCGCCAGCTTGCTGAGATGAACCCGGAGTACCCGGAGGGCCACCAGCATTCGGTACGCCCGGCATAGCCACTGGAGCCTGTGCTTCATGCATAAGCTGCTGCGCCCACGCCATGTACCCGAGGATTCCACCCTGTGTCTGCTGCGGAAGGCTCTCATACTCCTCAGTGAGGGTATAGTCAGAGAATATCCGCACCACAATCGACCAATCCTGCGCCGGAGAGCTGACCGGCTGCATCCCATCGAGCACCTGCTGTAGATCGCGTTCTGCCTTCGAATACTGGAGGCTGGAAGTAAGGTTCAACTCCGGCATACCGATAGTTTCATAGGCAAACTGACGAATCTGAGGGTCCATGACATCGATCAAGCCCCCCTGCGCGAGCGTTTCGAACGCTTGGAGCTTCTCCTCGAGCGTCTTGGGCCGTGACGAGCCCTGAACAATGGTCATCTGGTCGGAATCGAAGTCCAAATCGGCTCCTTCGATCAATTCCGCACCATAACGACCGTTCGGACCGGCAATCTTGATCTTGCGGGGCTCATTCCACACCCGCTTGGCCATGATCAGGAGGATTTTCGAGCGCGTCTCATGTGCCTGCTCCCAGAGTGCGCGTTGTGTTCCACGTGACTCCTCCGCTTTTGCTCCCAGATAAGCAATTCCTCTAAAAGAATCAACTCCTCCAGGCGCGTTCCCTTGCGAAACACCCTCAGCATAGCCAAGCACATTGAACTCTGTAACAATCTGCTGACGGCGCTGAACCAAAGCAGGGTCAAACGCCCTCGCTTGGATAACTGACGGCATATGCTTGCCAATCGAATCGTCATATTGAATCACATCGATGGGATCACCAGACCATTCACTCTTGTATTGCTGGCTTTCCGGCATCATCACCTTCGTTGTGGCATTCGATAACAAGGCCCGGTTGATCAGAGCATCCAAGCGGTTCAATTCGCGCTGTAGAGACATCAGGACGCGGCCAAGACCACCTTTACCATATGGGTTAGCAACATCCTTCTCCCACATGAAGAAGGTATAGACCGCTTTCCCATTGTTTGGATTCTCGCCCCACTGCAGAGTGAAGTTTTGCCATGTTACCACAAAGATTCCATAGGCGACAGCGGCGGCGATCTTGGTCATGCCGCGCTTGGCGTATTCTTCGACCTCAGAAGGCTGATCTGCCCACTCTTCGGCGATCTTATCCTGCACCTTCTTCGGAAGGCAACCCCAGTTTACCCATCCTTCGATAGTCGTGATCGTGTCTTTGTGCTCACCGGTAAGATCACCCGTTCCCGTGTAATTGATACGTTGGAGCCGACGCAACTGGACTTCGTAGTATGCCGCAAGGGAGTTCGAGTTGCTTGCATCTGCCTCAGAACTTGAGGAATCTGCTGTAAGGACTGCCGCATAGTCAGGCCAGAGTTCCCGGGCTTCTGAAAGGCGGTATGCAGCGCAGCGTTCATAGACTTCTTTCGCAATGTTGGCGTCTCCACAGTCACGAGGGATATAGATCGAGAACGGCAAAGGCAGAGTGGTAAGCAGTCGGGCAGAAGGTATGCGTTCGGTACCAATAACATCTGGGTCGCCTGTCCTGTCCTGGATTGGCTGACCGGTCTGCTGGTTCACTGTATCCTGCGTAGGAGCTGCCGGATTGCTTCCGGTAAGCTGTGGTGGCGGGGCAGGTACATCAGCCTCACCCATAGGCGTCTGCTCACCAAGAATCGGGATGTCTTCTGTAGATCGGTCGAAAGCTATCGTTTCCTTGGACACGCCGATGCCCCAGAGAGCTACGCGAGCCGCCAGAACAGGATTGAGCAGTGTCATACCCGATTCGACATTGGCTGCATCGATGGCCGACTCCGCATACTCCGCTGCATTGCGCGAGCGAGAGTCATAGTTGCCGGAGAGAGCTGTTACGCGCGGTAGCTTGGCTCCGAGAGCGTTCGCATTGACCGCGATTGTCTTCGAGAAATAGTCCGACTGCGGCATTGTCCACATAGGAGCCGCGTTGGCGTCCATTGGCCGAATGATCTTCGAGCTACGATCACGCGTAAGCCATTGATATCCTTGGTTGAATAGGCCGGAACGGAACCACATGTCGTCTTCGGCCAAGCGATCCTGCGAGAGATATCTGTACCGGTCCTGGACAAACTCACAGAGAGCTTTTTGTGCGGGTGTCTGCTCTGGCGACTTGTTTCCTGCTGCATCCTGTTTGTCAACAGCCTCTGCCATGCCGAGCACACCTCACCGTAAGAATACAGTATGCAATTACTTAGAGATAGCTCTATTTCTTCGAGGCGTAGACTTTGGAGGGGAGATTCTTCTCTTTAGTTGCGGCGAAATCATGGAGCGAAGACTTCTTCATGCCGAGAACGCCTGAATCCTTGGCATAGACTTCAGACGGCTTATGTTCAGCGATCGCCATCAATTTTCTCTGAGCTACTGACTGCGCTGGCATAGAATCTCCTTATGGACAACCTTCTGTGGATCATTGTAACCGCGCTGCACGTCATTATCCTTGCACTTTTGTTTATGCGGCATTGGCGCTTACTCTGGTTTCCTCTAGTGATCATGTGCGATCTAGTCGAGTCAGTCTTCTTTATGGCGATGCTGTCACGCTTCGGAGTGGGCTCTCCGCAATATCTCAAAGCAGTCTTCACCATCGGCGTTCTCAATATCCTCCTGAATCTGGCGGCCATCGTCGAATGCCAAAGACTAGATGTTTGGTTCGTCTGGGTTCCGATGCTTATCTATAACATTCTAAAGGTTGCAATCTACATATCGAAGGTGTTTGGTCTCCCAGTTCTGCTCGCTGGTCATGATGCATTGAACTCTCTGAACCTCGCATGCTTTATAGTTTGGGTAGCGGCATTTTTATTCTTTGCCCCTAGAAAGGACCAACAATATGTGCAGTGACAAGAAAGATCCGAAGCTTCCTAAGAAGCCGACCGCAGTAAAGCCAGCCGCAGCAGCACCCGACGATGCAGGCGAACCAACACCACGTCCTGGCCACGGAGGCTAGAGCGCGGGGGAGTTCTACTTTCCCCCGCCATGCCCTACGTAATAGTTGATAAGGAAGACGACCAGCATAATCGTATTAACACATGCTGTTGCGGCCACAAACTTGGCCATTCCCGCGATCATCTCCACCGATGACAAGCGATTCGTTATAGATGGCAAACCGTTACCCTCATAGAGGTCTTTGTCGTGTTTCTTGATTCTCTCTGAAGACCACTTCTCGTGATTTTCGAAGGCATTCTTTAGGCTAGAATGCTTATTTTCGACTTCAGTAATGCGTGAGAGTAAGAGCGCGACGTTTGGACTCTCTGAATATGCCAAGGCAATGGCCCCTATTGAAACAAATTGACTCCACGTACACAAGGTTCATTGTAAACGTTAGATGTCTCGAATCGGACATTAGTTTCCGGTGCAAACGTAACCCACAATGTCAGTTGACGTTATTGGGAATCCAGCAATGATGAATTGCGTCCCGTTTTGCTTGTTGAGAGTGAATATTGTTGATGCGATAGGAGCATTCGCATGTGAGGTTAGGGCGCATTCATAAGTTGTGTCGGAGAAGGCGGATGCCGCCGAAAGTGTTATTGTTACCTGATTCGCTCCACTCCCTGGAAGGGCCGGAGCTGCGCCGCGCACGACCTTAGCGCCGGAGGATGCAGTATTTGCGCATGTGGTCGTAAGGCCGCAATAAACGCTGATCGGGAAGAAGGCAGAATAGTCACCGACAACTGCAGTGATCACTCCGGTACGCCCGAACACGGATGCAACAGCACCTCCGCTTCCTCCGTTATAAGGAGGAGATATCTGTCCGCCTGCCGCCATAAGGATGACGATCGCGATGATGCCTAGCCCAACGAAAATGTACTGCTTCATTGTAATCACCTTAGACCGAAGGAATAATCACTTTCCATGCTACCGCGTTCAAGCCTAAAGATGTGAGCCCATAGTTGCAAGCTCGGAGCGTGACCGTATTGGCCGCAGAAACCCATGCACGAATCCTTGCATTGCCATCACCAGCGTCACCTATAGCTGCCGCGTAAGCTGCCTGACCAACCGTAGCTCCTGATATAGCTATCGTCTGCTGTGAGCAAGCCCCAGCTCCAATGAGCCCCCATGTAATCACGGCAGATGTTCCAGATAGAGTGATCGCTCCATTGTTCTGCGTCCAAGCCGTACCATCGCAGAACCAAAACTTCATCCCTAGGCCACCATCATTCTGATAATAGAGAACATTTATCAGCGATGAATTGCAGATCTGATTGACTGCAGCAGGCGGTGGGCCATTGCCGTGTAGCGCCGGTGCCGGTGAACCGATCGGAGAAATTGTCTGTGCCGAGACTCCATGATTGCGTAAGGAGAAGCAAAGAACTAGAGAAGCGATGACCAAAGCGAGTGCAACTCCAAAGCGTTTCATGTGATACCTCGTGCTACATATTTATGACCATCGCTGAATCGGCAAGCCATGCTGTCTGGTTCCCACTATAGACAAAATGCTGCGAGGAGCATGTACTTGGCGTGGTTCCTATAGTTCCGAAGCCTCTAAGATTGGCTGGGGCCCCTACTGCCGTAAAACCTCCAGTTGCATTCTGACAAAGTGTAAGCGTGAATCCTCGCCCAGCAACTCCAGCCGCCATAGTAAAGGAAGTTACATTAGCCGTTAGGGTCATGATCTGCGATTGGGTCGTTCCTGAAGTAAATGCGGGAGTGGCCGAGAAAGTTACGACCCCCTCACCTGCCATAATGTTCGATCCTACATTCGTCGAAGTGGCATTGACTGTCGTAGCCTGGACAGTTGAGCGCGTGGTTGATCCTATCGGACCAGGTGAGGCCATCAATGTCGCTAAGTTGCATAGGATCGGCGCTATCAAAGAGCCGGTTGGCTGTTCGCACAGTAGATAGGTTCCCGCAACCGTCTGTCCGGCGACGAAGAGTGTGGTATTCGCTGCGCTTTGATATGGGATAGATCCAAGCGCTCCGCCCAATATGTTCGTTGCGAAAGAAGAAGATGCAGAGTTACCATTCAGCGTTCCTATAAAATTGGGGGCTGTTATATTTTCTCCAGTCGTTATAGAAGACCCGTCATCAACCAATGACGAATTAGCAGCCGTATTACTGGTCACCCACTTGAGAATAGTATTCGCAGTTCGCGTGCCAACCGCTTGCACCGTTGTTGCCGGTTGCTGAGACACGGAAACCTGCCCACTAAGTTGGGCGAAACTGTAGTCATTCGTCGCTGGAAGCACATCTCCAGTTCTGGCATTGAAGGTCGTAACTCCTCCACCGCCCCCACCACTCGGGTATGGGGGCGATATCTGGGCAATCAGCGAACTCGACATCAGAACGAGGAGAGAAGCAAAGTATTTCATGGCCCACCTATTTGACTAACTGCCAAGCCGTGCTGCCGCAAGCCCAGAGAATGTTGACTGTTGTACCTGTGGTCGACGTATACATCGAACCATTGACGCAAGCTCCTGACGGCGCTCCAGAGCCAGAAGTCCATAGTACAGTAGCCGCCGGTCCGATGCCCGCAGTACCCACAACCGATGCAGCGACAACGCTGGTGTCAAAGACTGCCTGTTTCGCATGGATTCCAGTGCGCGACTTCCCGAACAGACCGAAGTTGTATGTCTGCACGCCTGCTACGCTCGTGTCCATGAATAGGTAAGGGAAACCAGTCGCATACTGCCCAAATGCGATGCCGTCGAAGCCTGATGCTGGATTGAGGAGCGCCCATACCGTTCCGAGAGTAGTTGAGTCGTTCGGGAGCCGCTGGAATGTACCGAAGCCATCCGATCCCATGCTCAGGCGGCCAGTGTTGATCGATCCTGTCGTGTTGAAGGTCGACGATCCGAGCTGGCCACGCTGTAGCGGATTGCCGGTTGCATCGAATGGTGGATCCCCAGCATAGAGCCCGCCTTTATAGCTTCGTTCAGAGCTGTAATAGGGTTGCCAGTTACGCGAGACCACCGTATTCGACATCTCCTTCTCCCAGCAAGCCGCGATGAAGGTATAGCCAAGTGCTGTAGGATGGATTCCATCGCTTTGGACGTTCGCCGACACATTCGGGTCGAAGCAAGCCGTGTTCGAGATGTCAACCATAGTCACATTGACGCCAGATGCGCCCATCTCCTGCATATTCAGATACTGCGCATTGTTGAAGCTGCTGACATCCGTGGGAGTTATGTGCACCGGCGAGGCTGCATAGGCTGCCGCCGTGCTACGCGGTACAGTTCCCAGATAAACCGTGGGAGCATTCGTGCCATTCTGCCCAGGCGAGGTGCTTTGAGCCCAGAGGAAGTAGTTAGGATTGGTTCCAACGATGTGCGCTGAGGTAAGCACCACCGTATGGGGAGTGTTCGGAAGCCCAGAGAAATGGTGAAGATAAGGAGCGAACGAAATCCCGTTGTTCGTGGTGATGTCGATGGACGTGCTGAAATAGATCGTTCCTGAGCGCGGCTCGAACTGCGGAACTCCATCGATCGTGATCGTGTAATCGGATGTGTTCGTATTCTGGTGCAGCGTAACCACGTCTACAGTGGTCGCTGGCTGGGTCGTAAAGGTTGCAGTTCCGCCGACCGATGTCGTCTGATAGAGCAACCCGCCATATTGCGAGGGAATGTTGGGTGTCCAACTACCGGTATACGTCACTGCCGCGCTGGAGGATAGGATCTTGCGCTCCGGCAATGTACCCATCCACGCTATGAGCGCTTCCTGGCAATGCCGGTAATAATCAAGCCGGTAATCGAGCGATGCTCCGAAGAAGTAGTTGTCATTGAACCCGATCATCAGCGAGTTTATCTGTCCCGGTGCCACGGTATAGGTATTGATCAGACGCGTAGCTGCATCAGGACACATATCGCCGCTGACACCGTGATTCTCAAATGTCGGCCAACCATTGTTGCCTGCAACCAGAACCGGATATGCCTGCGTCGCCGGCGTAGGGATGCCGAATCCAAAGGTCATGGAGTCGCCCCATGCACGATAGACGATGCTGCCGGCATAGGAGAAGTTGCTTGTCATCTGCAATCTACCGATATTGGTAGCTGCCCCATTCGTGGGAACAACTGTCTGCGTTGCACTCGGCGTAAGGTTGAGTCCGCTAGTCGGCGTCCCGGGCGGCCCCTGCGGTCCGGTTGGTCCGGTAGCACCTGGTAACCCTTGCGCAAGTGGGTTGTAGTTGAATGGGCCAGTCGACGGGGTTGGCACTTGCGTACTGATGTCCTGCGTCGCCGTCACCGCATAGCCAAAGAAGCATGAGCCAGGCTGCGCAAAGTATGGTTGGATGCAGACTTTATAGCTTGTTCCCGTTGGGGAGATCGCTGTGTTCATGGTCGTAACGCAAGCGCCCGTGCCGATTCCCATAGTCCCATCGCCATTGATTGTGCAGCTCACAAGACTAGGGACGAAGCGCGATTGCCCGGGAATAGTCGCATCTACAGACTGCGTGAGTGTGAAGTTGACCTTACCGCTGGTCACCACATTGCCCTGCACATCTTTGATGATTCCCGTCCACGTCGTCGTTTGTGCTAGAACTGGAGAAGATAGTGCAAATAGAATCAGTAGTTTACGAATCATTGGATGTTTTCTCCGATTGATTGAACGAATGGGGCGTCATCATAGGAATCAGGGTTACCTGAACGAGCTTCCTGATCGAATAAGCCCGGTTGATTTTGTTTTGTGGGAGAATCCATGCGTGGTTGACGATCATAGCGAGCGCCGACGATGCGATCCAGAGTGTTCTGCTCACGCTCGAGCGCTTCTGCCAATAGCTTTGTGGTCTTACGATTCTCTGCGATCGTATCCTTCAGCAGAGCAAAGACCTTATCCTCGGGGCTTGAGACTGGCAACGACGGCGCTATGCCAAGCCAACGTCTTATCTTTTCCCGCATGACGCCATCCCTCCAATGTGATTGCTACGTTGTCTTTCGCAAACATATTAGGGACTTGCTCGTCACGAACAAATCCCTCAGATTCAATGTCTTTGATGTCCTGCTCCACCTTCGCATGGAAAGCCGAACGCTCGGCCTCGCCCTTGAATAGAGCACCAAAAGATGTCTTCTCGCCTGTCTGCAAACATACTGGAACAGGCGCGGACATCAGTCAGTCACCGAAACATAGATAGTGTCAGCGCCCGCACCGCCGGATGCCTGCACATAGATGTCACTGAGTGCGTCGGCAATCCCTGAACCATTGCCATAGTTCCACGATGCGCCCGGCGCGAGAGCAGCACCGACGCCGATCGGAGTGGCCGGTACCATCTGGAAGTTGCCAATATAGATGAAGGCTGCTGCTGTGTTTCCAGGATTGGACTGAATCGTGATCTGCCTGCCGCGTGGCGTGTAACCTGCTGGTGTCGTTACATTTCCCATCGACACGGTAGGCAACTGCGCGGCAATCAACGTGGTCAGCTTCGACCGCGTAACCGGGACTGCAACGGAATAGAAGGATAGGCTCATATCACCTACAGATTACAACGTCTGACCGGTAAGTGATAGACAATTCTAGAATGAGTCCTGCGAGCAGATCTGTTGCGACCATGAATCCTGTGTTGCGCCTCGGTTGCCATAGGACTTCTTCGCCTTCTGAAGAGCAGCGACACGACCAGCAACGGCCATCTCCTCAAGCACGCAGCTACGGCATAGCATCTTCGTTCGGAGGAAGCGAGCACCGCGCTGCACCAATCCCCAATCCTTCCACTTAGCCGGCATGCGATAGCCAAACTGCTGCGAGTTCTCGTCCTTGATCAGCTCACGGGGATGAATTGGCTCGGGATAAGGCCAGGTAAATACCTGGTGGCCAACCATATAGCAGTCTTCCTTGTGCTCATCATCGCCAACCCATTGGCCGGCACCGCACGAGCAGCTTTCGTTGCGCTGGATCATGCGGTAATCTTCCTTCCTGCACCGCTGGCACACTCTCATTGAGCTGTAGTCATAGGATGACCCCTCTGCTTACCTTGTTCGGCTGCTCCCCACATCGCTGCTTCCTCGCGCGAGAGTGGCGCTTCCTCGGCTGGACGCATAGCCTTACCACCGACCGTGAACATCATTGCCCAATAGCGCAGCGCATCCAGGTTGTGATCGTTCTCTTTGACCACCTTCCCTGATTCATCGCGTCTATAAGTCCTGTACTCCGCCAAGATCGCGGCAGATGCAATCTTCATAAGCTTGAGCCGTCCAGAGATCAGCAGTTGTCGTACGGCTTCAATGCCTGACTCAACGGCATTGTCTGCAGGCGCGATATCCAGGCCCAGATCGCGGTACATCTGAAATAGTTGCTGACCGTCTGTCTGTCCGCGTCCTCGAGACGCAGGGTCGATGGCTCCGGGTATTCTTCCGTCAACTCCGCGAATGTTTGCAGCATGAACCGACGCTCGCTCTCCTCCGACCTTATAAGTGTTGTAGACATACATGACTCCAGTGTCTGGGTTTTTGCACACGAACACCGCAGCAGTGAAGTTCCAGCCAACATCTAAGCCATAAGCGCGAGGCCACCACTTCGGTAGCACAAAGTCATCGACTACGATCTCTGACTCAGGTATCGGGTAGATTGCACCTGAACCTAGCTGCGGTATTCCCTTAGAGCGTGCATCGCGTTGATACGGTGGCATGGAGAGCAACATTTGTTCTTTTGCTTCTTCGGACAAATGGGGAACATCATCCCAACTTGCAGTCACCACACCTTTAGAGTTAGACTCAATCGGATGCTCTATCGATCCTTCAGAAAGGAAGCTAAGTACAACATTCGAAAGGCCTTGCAAAGGAGTGAATGTAAGTATCATGATGCCTTCATTTGTCATCGTCCGAAGCAAGCATTCAACATAGATATCCATCGGAGATTCTTCATCGAGCCATATCACATCCTGCTCAGTTCCCTGAAAGCTTTCCCGTCGCTGATCGTAGGACTTGAATGTGAGCTGCGATACATTGCCGGATACATGCTTTATGTGAACCACGTCTACAGCATCGCCAAGCCCAGTGCGCGCCAGCGTGCGAACGATCTTATCTTTTGGAATCATGCCCGTTCCATACTGGCCAGGCTCTCCCATCAATATGCGCTGAACAATGTCTCTGACAGTCTTGGACGTATCTCCTGCAGCCCAAACACGTACCGGATTATTGAATCGACGTCCAGTCCACCATTTAGGGTAAAGTCCTGTGAGATGGCATGTTACTTCATATGCACCGGCCAAACTCTTTCCGACACGGTTCCCACATAGAAATAGGCGCTCACGCTTTGTGAGACCGCTTTGGAAGTGCTCAAGCTGTTTTGGATATAGCTCGCGTCTTAGAGGGCCGGAATCAGGAAAGTAATTGCGAATCGCATTCGTCTTCTCGATCTCACGCAACCGCTCAGCTATTTGGATCGCTTCGATCAGTTGCGCTCGATTCATTGGCATTCACTAACCCCGCTAGACGCTCCCGAAGTTGAGCTTCGTTCAAAGCTTCAATCGGTGAGTTCGAATGAGTAAGTTCAATCTTATCACCATATTTCTTTGGAGCAATCTTCGAGATATACCACTTCATCGTATCGACTTTTAGCCGAGCACGCTGAACATCTGCTTCATCCTCAATCACTTGCATCATCGTTTCAGCCTGATAATCCATGCCGAAATCTTTGGCACGCGCGTATTTGGAGAAGAAACCGTTTAGATTTGTGAGTATCCAACCTCGTACAGTTTTGTGATCTGGGAAGCCATCTTGCTGGCAAACTATGGCAAGTCCTATACCATCAGCGACTTGATCGCAAATCTTATCAGCGATTTCGTCTGAGTATGAAGATGGCCGACCTGGGAGACCATTTGCCATGAAATTGAGTATATCAAACGAGATTGGTAGCACTCTGTCAGAGCTGCACCTCGCTTACAAGCTCGCTTGCCTCTCGCCTTGCTCTAGACAGAGCGTAACATACGTGTCAAATCTGTTCGATTATCGATTTGATGCGTAGTTTCGCGAACCACCATAAAGCTTGTAGTAAATATGGTGATTCGCAATAACTTTTCCCGTCATAAACTATCCAAATTTCTTCTTTTCTGAATATATGGGTTCTCATGCTATCAATTTACCTTGAAGAGACTTTCCGCCATGTCTTTAGCATCGAATATGCGGGTTTCCCCGTCCGGCACGGTCAAGATGAGCTTTCCGTCGTTCTCGGAGAGTGTTCCGAGGCCATCACCTTTTTCTACCTCTACAGCATGCATAAAATCGCGTTCAATGTGCTTCTTCATCGAATATCCTCTTCAGCTCTTTACCGGCTATGCCATTGAGAGCGCAGTTGGTAATGGTTATGCTTCCTTCGCTTTCTAAGGTCTCCGTTATACGGAGGATCGTTGCGAGAGTCAGTGGTGATCCATTCATGTTCAGCGTCATAGAACCTCATGGCTTTGCGTTGAAACTGTCCAGCCTTCTTCTTTCATCTTTGCGGCGGCGGAATCCACCTTTTCCTCGGAATCGTATAGTTCGTTCTTCATTTCCCATTCTCCGAGGATATTTATCCAGAGACTGTAAACAGTCACTCTTTCACCTCCGCGAACATCGGATCATAGCTATTGGCTCTTGCTTCAGCGGCAATGCGAGCCAGATATGCTTTCTTGCTCTCAGGCTTGTGCAGGAGCGACCGGACGATCTTTCTGATGGTATTCATCCCTCTTCCTCCTCGTCGAGCAGATTCGGCTGGTCCTGCATGTAGAACTGAGCGATAAAGTACAGCGCGCCGAAGAATACGACGAGCCAGATTGCGATTTCGAACCATTCTTCCATATCACTTCCCTCCGAACAGCGCGATGCATATCCCAACGTTGAGCACGGCTGCAGACCAAACAATCAGCAGTATCAACAGCCCTTCTTTGACTTTAGGCCCCATTAGACACACTCTTTCTTGAATGCCAGCTTGATTGAGAGTTTGGTTGCTGCGGCTTTAGATACCTTTACGCCAAACTTCTTGGAATAAGCAGTAGCCAGCGCATAAAGCATCCCGTCCTCTTCTTCCGTCAATTCGATGTGATACTTGATGGTCTTTTCCATGTATCGAATGTACCCGACAAAATATATGGCGTCAACCCTAAAATAACTCTTGACGTGTTTATGAATAGAGAGCATAGTTAGCGTGTTGGTGAATGGAGCTGCACAAATGCGTATTCAGACCCAGATAGAGATTAGAAAAGCGATCAATACGGATGCATGCAAGGATGGCTGCGTTGGTATGAGTGGAGACGATCTTCTGGCCCGTGCTGTAAAGCTTGCTATTACGATAATCCACAAATATGAAGGGTATGACTTGCTGAGAAGCCGTGTTGAAGCTTCTCGGTTCATGGAGGGCAAATGATCACCGCAATCCTACTAACCGCATTCATGTCCCAAGACAAGATCGTATGGAACATCTACGACGAAGGCCGTGGCGAGACGAATGCAGTTTGCCAGTACATGCCGGATACGAAGAAGGTCATCTGCTACTCCAACATCAATCTGGCTGATTACGAAGGTGTTGAAGTATTCCAATACGGTTTAGCTCAATACAGAATGGAGACGATATGAAACTATCTGACTCGATCCTGCTTGGCGAAATTTATTATGGCAAAGATGACGGCGACATTGCCCTGAGAGCGTGGCGTGCGGCTGTTGGGACCATGGGTGCCTCGAGAGTGCTACCAGCCTCTTACATGGAAGCCCAGTGGCCTTGGTTGGACGATATGAATGAGGATGTCCTCGGCAATGTGGAACTAAAGTACAGAGCGATGCTTGCTGGCGATCTTACACTCGATGACATCTGGCATTACGTCCACTCTATCGAGCCTGATTGTGGGGAATGCAATGAGTTCCATTGCGTCTGCCAGATCGAGTCCAAGTGGGTAGCTGGCATCATCAGAAAGTCGGCCAGCAATGACTGAATGGCAAGTTATCACTCGCATGGCCCACAACGCGCAGATGGATGAGTTCGAAGGAATGGATTTCTTCTTCTGCTTCTGGATGTCCTATGTACGTCTACAGCAAGCTTCTAAGGTGGTAACGGTA